TGCCGTGCATGTAGACCTGCATCTGGACGAAGTGCATCGGCTTGGATTTCTCAACGCCTTGCTTGACCATGTCGTCGAAGCTCTTTTTCGAATGCGTCTTGAACTCAACAACGTGGCGCTTTGTCGGCGCCTCTGGCACGCCGCTCTCAATGACGCCGTCAAGGCTGCCGGAGACGTGACTGCCAAAATTGACCCGTTGCTGGTTCGATCGCACGTCTATCCCGACGTTGCGCAGGTCACGTATGATGACTGCCTCCTCGTTCTGGCCGCGACGGAACAGGCGCAGGATACGTCCCTCAAACGCCTCCACCACGGCCCAGCGGAACGACAGCCACAGCCATCGATCGCAAGGGTGGCCCAGCAGGCTGCACCCCAGATGCGGGCGCGGCTTCTCGCTCTGCGATTTATGATATTGGTCGATCAGGTGCGGTATGGTATTTATCGGCTCGGGCAATTTCATTGACCTGTCTCTCGCTGCTGCGGTTGAGGCGTCCCCCCGGCTCCAACCCCAACGCCGGGGGGACAAACTCACTTACTTAGCCCAAGGCGGCTTGGCGCTTGCGCTGGCTGGCGCGCCCGATGCGGAACCCGACGCCTTCGGCATCGCCGCCGTTGAGCCGCCGATCGCCTTCCAGCCCGCGATCTCATTGCGGTCCTGCGTGTAACCGTTGGCGATGTCCTTGGGGCTCGCCTTCTTGATGCGCACCTTGATGCAGACATTGCCGCCGATCAGCTCGTCGGAATCCTGCACCCGTTGCAGGCCAATGGCGCGCATCAATTCACCCAACTGCTCGCGGCCGATGCGTTCGGCCTCGACGCTGGGGTTGCGGATGTTCAGGCTGCCGAAAATGACCCGGCCCTGCTGCGTCGGCCCAGTGATGTCGTAGCGGACATCGATCTTGGTGCCGGTGCCAGCCTTTGTCTGACCGACATCGGCCTTCGTGATCGTGGCGTCGTACCAGCCCTCGGGCAGCAGGTCATAGCTGCGCTCAGGCTGCGGCAGGTTGTCGACGACAAAAGTTTCTTCGAGGAATGCCATGTCAATTACTCCTTGGTGATGGTGAACGAGGGACGGCCCGGTGTGGCCGTTATTGCGTCAAGCAGTGGGGTTGTGATTTCCGGCTTGGCTGCTTTCCAAGCGAAGGCGTTGATTTCCGGTTTCCACCGGAACAGGCTTGCAAGATGGTCGCTCAGGCCGTTCTCTGCCGCCAGCTCTTGCAGCTTGTCGGCGTTGATCTTGCGGTTGATGCGGCCCTCGATCTTGACCTTGTACGTGTCCGCATCAAAGTTGAGGGTGCCCTCCAGCGTTTCGGCCACGCCAAAGGTCTTGACCATCGCATCCTCAAGATCGCGGCGGGTCTTGGTCGCGGCTGTCTCAGCCGCCTTGGCGTCCAGCCACTGCTGGTAGATCGAGGCGGTCATGCTGCACCGCCAATCTTGGCGATGATGGCACCGAGATCCGGCGCCTCCCACGTGTCCAGCTTGCCCGAGCGGTCCTTGGCCAGCCACGCGCCGTCGCCGTCGCACATCAGAGCGCGCTGGGTCACGCCGTCGGCGTCACGTTCGACCCGAAGCGCCAGCACCTCGTCGAAGAAGTACGGCAGCCCCTGCGTCAGCGACTTACCGGGCATGCCCGGATTGTAGAGCAGCTTGCCCATCTCATCCTGCGACTTCTCCAGCTTGGCACTCATGTAGATGTGCTTGCCGGGCAGGTCGCGGAACGCGCGGATGAGTTCCTGCATGGTGGTGTTCAGTTCACCATATGCCGCGCGGCCGTCCTTGTTCTTGCGCAGTTCGTGGGCCAGCACGACCTCGGCGACCTCGCTGATGCTGTCCAGCGCCACGCTCTGATATGATGCCGCCTCGGTTGAGGACTTGGCCCACTCATACGCCTCACGCAGGTCATCCATGCCGGTGATTTCGATGTAGGGTAGATTGGCGTCTTGGATTGACAGCAGACCACCCTCCGCCGACAACACGACCGGGTTCGGTAGCGTGCGGATTAGGCTCGTCTTGCCGGCGCCAGCCTGCCCGTAGCAGAGCAGCTTGACGCCGTTGGCGGACAGTCCGCCCGTCTGTTTCAGATTGATTGCCATAAGGCTCTCCGTGTTTAGCACCTGTCGGACCATCCAGTCGGTGCGTAAAAGGGTCTTTACAGCCCCTATCGTGCGGTTGTAAACCCCCCAATGTGCAAAAATCAACGGGGTCGAAAATGCTCACACTGGAACAACTGCGAACGGCGCTTGACGATCGCAACATCGAAAAGGTGTCGCAGCGCACCGGCATCCATCGTAACACGGTCGCGGCGATCCGCAACGGCACGAACGCCAACCCGACATATGCGACGATGAAGGCGCTGTCTGACTATCTGACTGCGGCCACCGTCGATGGTTGACCTCACCAACATATTGGGTGGCCCGTGGTCACCGCCGAAAGTGGCGCAGCCTGATCCACCGGCCGTGCAGCTGCTGGATGCCATGCAGCGATCGGGACTAACGCCGCCGCGTGAGATTGTCCTCGATGGCAAGCTGCACCGCTTCAACTCCGGCACGAAGGGTAGCCCCGGCGCCGGCGACAAGTCCGGTTGGTATGTGGCCTACTCGGATGGCATTCCCGCCGGCCGTTTCGGCTGCTGGCGCGCTGGCATCGAATCGACATGGCGCGCCGACGTGGGCCGGAACTTGACCCCGGCCGAGGAAATGGCCCACGCCCGCCGCATGAACGAGGCCAAAGCCGCCCGCGATGCAGAGACGGCTCGTACCCGCGAGACCGCCGCCAACACCGTCGAGGCTATCTGGGTCGGTTGCATGGGCGCCGATCCGGCGCATCCCTATCTGGCGCGCAAGGGCGTCGCCGTGCATGGCTCCCGCGTCACGGGCGATGGCCGGCTGGTCGTGCCGCTCTATACGCCAGACGGGCATCTGGCGTCGCTCCAATATATCGATGTGGACGGCGGAAAGCTGTACCATTCCGGCGGCCAGACTGGCGGCTGCTATTGGATCGTCGGGACGATGGATGAGCCGGGCACCGTCTACATTGCCGAAGGTTTCGCCACGGCCGCGACCATCCACGAAGTCACCGGGCGCCCCTGCGTCGTGGCCTACTCGGCCTCCAACCTCGTACCCGTCACCGGCTCGATACGCGAGCTGGTTGGGATCGCGGCGCCAATCACGATCGTGGCAGACAACGACACATCCGGCACGGGCCAGAAATACGCCGATCAGGCCAGTGCCAAGCACGGCGCGCGGGTCGTCATGCCCCCCATCCCCGGCGATGCGAACGACTACGTGCAGGCGGGGCATGACCTGAGGGCGCTGCTGAACCCGCCGCCTGCAGTCACAGACTGGCTCACTCCGGCCGATGACTTCTGCCTCGAGCCCGCGCCAATCCGCTGGCTGGTCAAACACTGGCTGCAAGAGCAAGCCCTCATCATGGTGCACGGCCCGTCAGGTGGCGGCAAAACTTTCGCCGTGCTGGACTGGAGCCTGCACATCGCGTCGGGTCGCACCGACTGGCATGGCCATCGCGTCAAGCCCGGCCCAGTGGTCTATCTGGCCGGCGAGGGCCATCACGGCTTGCGCAGCCGCGTTGCCGCGTGGAAGCAGCACCACAAAGCCGGCACACTGGACATGTGGATTTCCAAAACCGGCACGGACCTGAACACGCCAGAGGGCTATCAGCGGGTGGTCGATGCCATTCGCGCGCTGCCGCACCCACCCAGCCTCATAAATGTCGACACGCTGCATCGCTTCCTGTTCGGCGATGAGAATAGCTCGGTCGATGCCAAGACCATGATCGACGCCTGCGCGGCTCTCATGCGCGAGTTCAGCTGCTCTGTGCTGCTCGTCCACCACACCGGCGTTGCCGATGAGGCCCAGCACCGGGCGCGCGGATCGTCCGCATGGAAAGGCGCGCTCGAGATCGAGATCAGCGTCGTCCCCGCCAAAGGCGACACGCCAATCCAGATCGTGCAGCGCAAGTCCAAGGACGCCGAAGAGGCCGAGCCAATCTACGCAAACCTCCAGTCCGTCGCCATCAACGGCTGGCTGGATGAGGATGGCGAGCCGGTTACCAGCGCCGTGCTTGTAACCGCAGAGGCACCCCCAGAGCGGAAAAAAGAATCCAAATTGGATACATGGCGCAAGATGTTCGAAAGCGCGTGGTTCGATTCCGGCGCCGAAATCGCCAACGGGAAGCCATTTGTGTCGCGATCGGCGCTGCTCGATTACCTCAAAATCAAGCTGGATTTGAGCGAGGCATATGCCCAGCAGTACCTCAAACCAAGCGTCACCGACAAGCTGATCGGGGTGCTGACCTTGGCCGAAATTGTGGAGAAAAATGGGGTCGGATTTGCCGTAATTTGCCAAAAAACGGCGGACAACATGACGATGGCCCGAAATGGCCAAAAAGCCTAGCGTATCTACGCGTACTTTTTGAAAAGATACGGTGGAAGTCATTGAAATACAAAGGAAAGTGGTTGTGGCGTATCTTAGATCGTATCTTCACCGGGGCAGGGCGAGTCAGCGTACCGTATCGTACTCCCCCCTTTAGGGGGGATACGAAAAGTACGCTACGAGCGGTACGTTTCGAGACGGGCTGAAGTGGGGTGGAATTGGGCATGAAAATTGATCAGGTCTTGGGGGAGCGTGGCACCCGATATGGGACGTTCGTGGAGTCGGCGCTCGTCGCCCAAAACGTCAAGGCCGCGATGCGGCATAGCGCGGGCTGGCACAGTCTCCCAGCCGATGCGCGTGAGGCGCTCGAGATGACGGCGACGAAGGTCGCGCGCATCCTGTGCGGCGATCCCCTCTATGTCGATTCGTGGCGCGACATTGAGGGATATGCTAAACTGGTCGCAGATCGGCTGGAGAGCAGCCAAAGCATGGTGGAGGATTGATCATGGCGCAGGGTGTGAACATTCGCAGCGCACAGCTGGCTGACCTCATCATTGAGGAACTCACGTCAGGCAAGCCGCTGCGGCAAATCTGTCGCGAGCAGAGCGTTGGAAAAAGCGCGGTGTACGATTGGCTGGATGATGACGCGGAGTTCCTCGGACGCTTCACGCGCGCGCGCGAACGCGGCGGTCACGAGATCGCCGACCAGTGCATCGAGATCGCCGACGATCAAGAGGAGGATCCCGCCTCGCGCCGGGTGCGCGTTGAGACGCGGCTGAAGCTGTTGGCGAAGTGGCATCCTACTCGGTACGGCGAAC